GGTCGACGCCCCGGTCGGCGAAGTAGTCGCGCATGAACTGGACGGTGCAGTAGGAGTTGGCTCCCCTGACACCGGTGCCGTCTTCTACGGTGAACATTAGGATATCTCCCTGGGCGCTTGATTGTGATAGATGCTGACCGGAGCCACGATAGATGCCCCAGCCAGTACAATTCTATCGCCCAGGGCGACGCGGGTCGTGATGTCTGTGTTGACTGCCCCGACGGCCCCGGCTCCGGCGTCGGACCAGCCGTTCGGGAGAGGCTTGTTCGTAGACATGGCAAAGCCCACGAGCTCGCCGTTCACCCAGAGCCGCCCCTTGCCGGCGCCAGGCACCACAGCGAACACGATGTGCAGGTGCTGACCGTTCTGGCAAACTGGTCCAGCGACGGTGATGCCGTCGTCCGCCGCAGCGTCTCCGGCCGCAGCGTAGAGCTTCCGGTCGGCCGCAGCGATCCAGAGAGCCAGCCCGGTAGTCGCTGAGCCCATCTCGACAATGACACCGGCTGGTGTGGCGTTCGTGATGCGGATGTCCGCTGAGACCGTGACCGGCTGGCTACGATCGGGGAACTGGTTTGCCACATCGATTGCAGCCTCGTTGTAGGCGAACCGATGCGTACGAAAGAGACCGGAGGCTGGGTGCAGGTGACTCAGCCTCCGGCGATATGCGTGATACCGGGATGCCTGATCCACGATCACTCCTGCTTCTGCGGCTCCTGCTTGAAGCTCGGCCGCGTGGTGCCCCGCGTGTTCTTCCGGGCCATGGCCGCGTCAAGCGGAGCCTGGCCACTGAGCAGCTTCGGGTCAAGCCCTTTCAGGAGCTCTTTGCTCTTCTGGGCTCGCTCGGCACGGAGCTCGGCCTGACGCTTGATGTAGTCAATCCGGGCCTGCATGTCCTTCGAGCCGGACTGTTGCCGGTCGAAGTGCGCCCGGATGACGGACCATCGCCGCTGCTTGTCCACGATCTGGCCCTCGATCTGGCTCTGCTGACGCGTGAGCTCGTTGAGCTCTGCCTCCAGCTGGGTCATTTCGGCGAGGAGCGTCTCGTCGCGGGTCTTCGGCTTGGCCGGTTCCGGCTGCTCGTTCGTCACCGTGGCATTGTCCCGGCAGAAAGCCGGGTCGGCCTCGGAGATTTCCTTGCGGGTCAGGGTTTCGTTTCCTGTGAGCCCACGGACGACTTCCACCAGAGGCAGACCGTCGCTCGTCCACTGGGCATCGTCCGTGGGGTCCAGGTGCATCAGTGCTTCTTTGATCGTCATAGTGCTCCCTTAAATCAGGTTGTCGACATCGGTCTCGGCCTGGATTGTCGCAGGCGACTTGCCCTGCCGCAGGTACTCTACGATCGCCTGGGCCGAGCTGGCAGGCGTCAGAGTCAGGTTGCCCACACCCGCCGTGGTGAAGTTCACCGGGTTGGTCCCTTTCAGCGCGTCCACCCTGTTCGTGTGAAGATACAGGTGGTCGGCGTCGATTGCGGACACCCAGTAAAGTGTATCGCCGGAGAGACCGGTCGGGATTGTGTCATCGGATGCGACCGTGTACGGGCCATCGCCGTCGGCCAGGCCGTGGGCCACCGCGGCGAGGTGATCGGCGCTCTCGCCACCGGCCAGGCGCTGGGCACCAAAGGCCCCGGCAGCCGTGTTCGCAACGGAGACGATCGCGTTGCCCGCGATGCCGGTTTCCTTGGCCGTGACCACCATCGTGTCACCGTCTCCGGCTGCCGCCGTTGCCTGGGCGTTCGCCACCGTCCCAGTCCCGTAGGCGGTCCCCTCGCCGGCGCCGCCCATGATGGCCGCGATCAGGTTGCCGAGGGTCTCGCTGGCGGTGGCTCCGACAGCCACGTTGTTGGCCGCGTCGACGAACGGATTGGTGAAGGTGTAGGTCTGGGTGCCGATCGTGACGGTCTCACGGTCCACGCCACCGATCAGCGCCGTGTCGCCCCAGGCCGCGACCAGGGAGTTTTTGAAGGTGCCGATGAGATTCCCGCTCGCCCCGGCAACCTTTGCCGTGACCACCATCGTGTCACCGTCTCCGGCTGCCGCCGTCACGTCGGGATGAGCCTCGGTGCCAGTGCCGTACACGTCGCCCTCACCAGCGCCGCCCATGATGGCAGCGATCAGGTTGTCGATCGTGTCGCTCGCGTTCGCCCCGATCTTGACATCGTAGGCCTCGGCCACCGCCGTCTTGAAGGTGTACATCGTGCTGCCGATAATGACGGTCTCGGTGTCGTAGCCGCCGTCGAGGTGGGCACCGTCCCAGACGTTGCCCGCGTTCGCCATGGCGTCAGCCACTGCGATCGAGTTGCCAGCGCTGCCGATGACCGTAGCCATGGCAACCAGGGTGTCGCCGTCGCCCGCCGCAGCGTTCACGTCCGGATGAGCCAGCGTGCCGGTCCCGTAGGCCGTGCCCTCGCCAGCGCCCGCCGTGATGGCAGCGATCAGGTTGTCAATCGTGTCGCTCGCGCTCGCCCCGATGAGCACGTCGTACGGGCTGTTCGGGGCTGCCGTGAACTCGTACGTCACGTCGCCGATCTGAACCTGCTCGTTCTCAGCCGGGTTGGCCACGAGGGTCAGGGTCGCCGTGGCGTAGGACTGTGGGTTGGCGTTGCCGGTCAGTGTGAGCGTACCGACCGCAGCCGCCAGCGTGTCCGTGGGATTGCCGGTGAAGGCCAGGATGCCGCTGGCCGCGACCTCGGCCGGACTGGCCGTGAAGGGCAGTGCCGTACCGGTGCCGGTCAGTGTGGTCGAACGTTCGGTTGCCCAGGAGAGCAGCCGCCGAAGGCGTCGGCCGGAAATACGCTCGAGGCCACGACGGAGGTGCCGGATTCTGGGGATTCTGATGTTCATCGAAGGCTCCTTTATGCCAAGAAAGAAGGGCTGGCTGACTTGGGCCAGCCAGCCCTCTGATTTCGAACTTAGGACCGCGTTGCCGATTAGGCCTCGCGGGTCCGGAGCACGGCGAACCGAATCTGCTTCCGCTCCGGATACCGACGGCTCCAGTTGGCCGCAGCCGCCAGGTTGGCGTTGCTCGGCCCGCCGTCGGGGATGACGGCCTGGACGTAGGCGTGACCGGTCGGATGCAGGCAGTAGACCTTGCGGGTCGTCAGGATTTCCTGACCACCACCGTTGCCCGCCAGAGGCTCGCGGTGAATCTCGGTCGGCACGTCGGCAGCCGTCTCACCGATCTGAGCCGCAGCCGGACCGAAGAGCCAGGTGTCGTAGACGTTGCCGGCTCGCGGCATGCCATCGTCGACGATGACCTCGCGACCCAGGAAGGTCGGGATCGTGGTCTGGCCGGTCGCATCCGGGATGAAGTCGATCAGGTTGTTCTTCTGCATCCGGGCATAGACGATGCTGTGCACCATCATGACCGTGATCAGGTCGGCGCTGTCGCCCATCGTCACGGCAGCGTCGATGAAGGCCTCGGCGCTGAAGTTCGTCACACCGTCGACGAAGGCTTGGCCGGAGATGTCGTTGATCAGGTCGTTCTGCGTGTGGGTGTCCGCCCCGGCCGGAGCCAGGAGGTTGTCGGCGATGACGCCGTTCCACATGCTGATGAAGATGCGCTGGAGACGCCGGGTCCAGTAGTAGGCCACCCGATCCGCGATCGCGGACATGGGATCGGCCCCGGCGAGCTCGCGGGCCAGGCCCGTTGCCGACCAGGACTTGTTCCGGACCAGCCGGGCAGCCACCTCGCGGATGGTGCCGAGGTTGTCCGGGATGGCATCGCCAGCCGGAGCCGGGATGGCCCCGTTGGCCGTGATGCTCTGAATGTCGGCCAGGGCATCCGTGCTCACGTTCTCCGCACCGGTCGCGTCGGTCGCGTCCAGGTCGTCGAACGAGGGGACGTCGAAGGTTCGCCCGCCACCGGCGAGCATCTGGTTCAGGACCGGCGAGGGAGCCAGGACGCCGCTCTGCACGAGTCGGGCCTTCTCCATCGTGAGGGTCTGCGTGTAAGGCGTGAACACGCTCGGGACAATGATGTCAGCAACTTGCACAGCGGCCATCGTTTACTCCTTGACAAGAATTTTGGTCTTCGCTTGATCTGGCGAGGAGCACCATGGCCCTGCCCTTCGATCCTGACCATGTCAGGTTTTCAATACAAGTATATCAATCAGCTGCTCGGTATCGCCGTCTTCTACCGCGATCTCCGGCGGCCAGCATTTTTGCTCTGTAGGCAGGATCTTCCTGCCATCGGCGGCGCATCTCAGCGTGCCAGGACGATGAGCTCCATGTTCTCAGGACCATATTTACGAAAAGCAGCGTAAAGAGGCCCGCGTTTACCATTCGTAGCAACGACCTTCGGGCGAACGGATTAGGTAGACGCATGCCATGATTATAGAAAACAGCCCGCGTCTCCCTCCAACGCGGGCTGCTTGAGGTCGTCTACTTCCGTGCAACAGGCTTCGATCCGCCGACCGTAGCCCCGGCCATCTTGGCCATCTGCTGGGCCTTCTCCATGCCGTGCTCCTTCACGTACTTGCCCTGCTCGGTGAGGTTCCAGGTGTCGGCTGCCCAGGGATTGACCCCGCCACCGCCACCCTTGTTCCCGCTGCCCTTGCTGTTGCCACCGGTGCTCGGCGGCCACCAGTAGGGACGCCGCTCCTGCTGCGTCTGGAAGAAGGTGTCCGGCGTCAGCCCGGCGTCGACACCGTAGGCGTTCTCCTTGGTCAGGAGCCCTTTGCCGTCCTCGGTGAGCTCGAAGACGTTGTCGCTGAGGAGCAGGACGTCGGCCATGACTTCGGGCATGACCTTCGCGGCCACAGCGGCCTCGCGAATCTTGTCATGCACGATCCGCTGGTTCTTCTCGGCCGTCAGCGCCGCGACCGCCTTCTCGGTCTCCTCGAGCTTCTTCTTGAGACCGTCCCGCTCACGCTCGACCGGGAGCATGCGGTTCTTCACCCGCACCTCGGCGAGCTCATCGAGCTTCTTGTCCATCTCGGCCTTGGAGATGCTGTCCTTCGCGGCCACCTCGAGCTCCTCGAGGCGAGCGAGCTTGGCATCCACGTCGGCCCGGTCCAGGCCCTCCCACACAGCCAGCTTTGCTTTCGTCCCCTTGTGCTCATCGCGCTCTTTGGAGAGCCCCAGCATGACGCGATCCACATCCGTCTGCGTCTTGATTCCCTCAACGCCAACGAAATGCCACTCACCCTCTTTTTCGATGTAGAGGTCTTCCCTGCCCTGCGGAATGTCGTCCTTTTTCTGGTACTTCAGCTTCAACATAACAGTCCCTTCTCCAGCCATGCTGGAATAGGTATTAGTCTGACGAGACCATGCCTCGTTCTCTATTTGCACGAGCCTTTTCCCTGCCACGGGCCGCTGCTTCCAGCATCTTAGCACGATAGTTGGGGTCGTTCCAGAGGCAACGAAGAGTAGCACTGACAGCTTCTTTGCATTTTGCAGAGGACGGCACGCCCCTTCGCGCTGCTGCACCAGCGGCAACCAGCTTCGTCCTGACAGCCTGATCTTGCATCCGGGCACGTGTCACTTCTACCATGAAAGTATATCACCTGTAGAAGGCTTCGGGATCGAGCCCAGCGGCGATGAAGGCATCGGCGTCCCGCTGAGCAAGCTGAGCCAGAGGGATTTCGTCGCCCGCCCGGTTCACGAACTTGTCCAGCGTCAGCCCGCCTTGACGGAACAGCCGCCCGCGTGTTGGGCCCAGGACGTCGTCCTGGAAGGCAGCCGTTTGCCGGGAGAGCCAGTCCTGATAGGTGATCTTGGCTGGTATGATCTGGGTCATCTCACGCATTCTCCTACCCGCGAACGAGTCGAACTCGCCCTTGTAGCCGCGTGGCAGCTTGGCCCGGCTGGTGATGTTGCCCAGGCCCTCCTGCTTGGCGAACTCGCGGACGAGCGTGCGTTTGGTGAACGGCCTCGCCGGTCGGTTCCCGATAGCCTCCGGCCCGATGGCCGCCACCCGGAGCGATCGACAGGAGAAGTGCAGCGGAGGGTGTGGCCCTTCGCCGAGCTTGAACCGCTTGCCGTCGTACGACCGGCAGATCGGTGTCGTCCGGCCGTCGAGCGTGGCCACGAACAGTTCCTCACCGAACAGCGCCGCGTTCTCCTCGAAGAACATCGAGCGAGCACCGTTGCTGAAACTGTTGACAGCCGTCCTGGTAATGGCCTCTGCATTGCGTCGCGTGATCTGGGTGACACCGTCCCGGCCTTTCAGCTTGGCAGAGCCTACGATCCGGCGAGCAATGCGATCGGAAGGCTCGCCCCGTACCAGGCCGATCTTGATCTGGTCTTCGATGCGCCGCAGGTCATTCGCCCGCAGCGTCTTGGCCCAGTCCTTCATCGTTCGTCCTTCGAACGGCTGCGTCTTCACCAGGGACCGGAGCGACTGAGGCGACGGAAGGTTCGCTTCGATGATGACAGGCAGCACCGTCTCCAGCGCCCGGCCCAGGAACAGGGCTTCCTCCTGCGTGAAGGCAGACAGCTGGGCAAAGAGCTCCTTGTCCACCTGGTTCCAGCCCGCGTTCCGCATGGCCTTGATCTTGGCCAGGGCCTTCTCGGCCTTCTTCAGCCGCTGTGGTGTAAAGGTGACATCGCCACGCAGCATCTCTCGTATCTGCGTGGCGATGTCGTCCTCGGTGGCCAGAAGGATTTCGTCAACCCGGTTCCTAATCGCCCCGGCCACCCGGAGCGAGTAAATCTGGTGCCGGAGCAGTGCGTCCAGCCATTCCTGATTGACGTTCTCGATCATGCTATCGCCATCTCAGCAACCAGCGAAGCCAGCCCCTTCAAAACAGGACAGGCTTCTCGTTCGTCTTGGGCAGGCCTTCTACGGCAATTGTAACGAACCGGGTCTTGGGTCCGTCGTAGTCCGGCCCCGGTGTGTCCGTCGCCGAGAACACGAACAGGTGCTTGCCCACCGGTAGGTTCTCCACGACTACGGTCCAGGTCTGGGCCTCGGCATTGTAGGTGACCGTGGCAGGAGCCGGTCCCGAAGACGAACTCAATGGTGAAGGGATGGCCCTCTGGGTCGCACGCTCGAGCTGTACGCTCCCATCGCCCTGCGGTCACCTGCCACCCGTTCTGGTCGCCGGGAATAGCCGGTAGCAGCGACCCCTGAATGAGCGAAGGGTCAATGGTCCACGGCACCAGCGACGGTGACATCGACTGCTGGATACAGGCATCCGGCTCCGCTGCCATGAGCACGAACGTTCGGCCCCAGGCCAGGCCCAGCAGGGCCAGTAGTGCTACGAGGATGACCAGTTTACGACTTCTCATCTGCTTGCTCCTTGTTCTGCTGACTCCGTTTGCTCCGCCAACGAACGACGATCGCCTTGGCGGTGATGAACACCGTGATGGTCGACAGTACCATTGTGGGCACATGGGTGCCCAGCGTTGTGGCCTCCTCCTTGGTCGCCAGGTCGGGGAAGAGTACCATCACGAGCGAGCCGACCGTTCCGAGAACAGCCAGCAAAGCCCATACGAGTTGTCGCGTTTTGTCCGTCATGCTGCTCCTTATCCTATCATCGGTGGCGTCTTGATTGCGTCGACCTTCGCCTCCACCGCCGTGAGGTGAGCGTCGAGCGCTGCGACCAGGTCGGTCACGCCATTCGCGTCGAAGGAGTGCTTCCCAAAGTGCTTCACGGCCCGGCCTCCCGCCGCGTCGGTGATCTGCACGTGCCACCCGGCCTCGGCTGCCTGGAAGGAGCCGTAGTATCGGCCGGTCGTGCCGATCTCGGTCATGGGCAGCGACTGCGCTGCGTCGAGCGCCTTAGCCGCATCGTACACGTCCATCTGAACGGCCACGCCGCTCTGCCCATTCGGTGCCTGATAGATCACTTCGAACGTCTTCATCAGATACCTCCTCAGTCAAAGGTTTTCACCGCTCCACCGCCGTCGCTGTCCGAGACAATGACGAACCAACCAGGTCCGTCCGAGACAAAGGTGAAGTGGTAGGTTCCGGTCTGATCTACCTCGGTGGCCAAGCCAGACTGCCCTTCATCATGAATGGTATCCGGCCGGTAGACGTCACACTGGACGGTGAGCCCAGAAGCCGCACCCGCTGCACGATAGAGCACCGTGCGGGTCCGGTTTGAAGAGCATGGCTCTACTGGCTGTTGAGACGTATTCGCGCCAAGCAGCGCCGCCCGTAGCAGGGCGATCTCCCGGGAAGCCTTCATCGTAGCTCGTGCGTGTCATAGAACGACGTCCGCTGTGCGTCCCCTGCTGCTGCGGTCTTCCATCACTCCTTCACCGGTTTCCCGGTGCGCCGGTCGGTCTTCTTGCCGGCTTCCTTCTCCTGCTCGTCGGTCTCCCCGGCTGGCGTGCCTTCCTCGAGGTCGTCGCCTTCCTCGTCACCGCCACCGGTAGGCTCCGGCGCTTCCTTCTCGATCTCGGCGAGCTCCTCCTCGTAGGTCATTTCGGTGAGCTCCTTCTTCCGCAGGATGTTGTGAATCGACCGCTTGCTGAGAGGTGCTCCCAGGCTCTTGGCCGTCATGAACGAAACCAGCGTCGGCCCATCCATCGTGTCGTCGGTGAAGTCCAGATTTGGCGTGACCTCAACCTCCTCCGGGTTGGCCCCGACCCACTCGGCCATGGTGCGGAGCGTGGTCTTCAGCCCCTCGGCCCCGGCCAGAGCGATCTGGTTCAGCGAGCTCGTGCGAGCCGACACGCGAATCCGCAGGGCATCGCCCGACTCCGCGTTGCCGTCGGAGGCTGCGAGCAGCTGGCCGCCGATCTCAGCCGCCTTCTCATGGTCGGCCTCAACCGCCTGCCGCATCTCACTCAGCCCATGGGCGCTGACGCCGATGTACTTGGCGTCGCCACCGGTGCCGACCTCGATCTTGGCACCAGCGCCGGCACGGACCTCATCGTCCCCGGTTCCGCCGATGATGACGAGCGTGTCCTGCCCCTGCATGAACAGCGTCTGCCGGTAGTCGGCCTCGCCCCGGTAGCAGGCCAGGGCCAGTTGAGCCAGGCCCAGGAGAGGCGGATCATCCGGGTCCGCGACGATGTCCTTGCTGTTGATGATGACGAACGGTAGCCGCTCGAGCGTGCGTCCGGCGATGCTCGGAGCGACCAGGGAATCCATGCTGAAGTTGTCCTTGACCACGGCCATCTTGGCGACGCCCTCATCCAGGAGCAGCACCCGCTGCTGCTGGACGTAGTTCCACTCGAACATGTCCTGACGAACGTAGGTGCTCTCATCCAGGATGGCCATGGCGAGCAGCGCCTCGCCGCCGTCGTCCCAGTTCCGGATGGCCTGAGCCTCGTACATAGCAATGTAGGGAAGGACGTTGGCCGGTGCCTCGTCGGGGACGTCGGCCAGGAGACCGACCCGGCCAGCAACCAGCTGGTTGGTGTTGATCCGCCGGAGCAGCATCTGAAGACTCTCGCCCTGAATGGTTGCTTTCTCCAGCAGCGGTTCCATCTTCTTGGGGAGCTTGATCACCGCAGGCTTGCGATGCATGACGCCGAGCAGCGCCTCCACCGCCTGGGCAACAAAGTCCGGGAACCGGGCACGGGTCTTGTATGCCGTGTAGTCCGTCCAGCCCTTCTGGCCGCTCTCCATGCCATCGGCGTTGTGACCCGGCGTGGCAGGCAGGTAGAGCGTGCCCTTCTCTTTGATGGTCCGCTCTCCACGATAGCAGTCGGCCATCGTGACCCAGTCGGTCAGGAACAGTGAGTAAGACGGATGTACTGCGGTCGGATTCATACCGGCTCCTTTCTCCTACAATCATATCAGACGCTTGCGGTAGGCCAGCGTCTGATGCTCCTGGCCGACGAGCGAGTAGCCCGCCTTCGCGTACAGCTGGCGAGCGTTCCAGAAGTGCGACGTGGTGTAGGTCTCTACGAGCATCCACTCGTAGCCCTGCTCGCGGGCCATCTGCTCCGCCTTGGCCAGCAGCGTCCGCCCGATGCCCCGGCCCCGGTAGTCGGGATGAACAGCGAAGTAGCTCAACCACACAGCAGGCCCCGCCTTGCCCTTCTGCGGATAGTGGTAGGTCTCCTGGCCCAGGCCGCAAATACCCACGAGCTTCGGCCCCGCCCACTGGGCGACCACGCAAAGCTCGTCTGTCCCACGCTCCCCTCGGTGGGCCTGGCGTGCCTCAGCCTCGAACCGGGGACCGATGGCCAGGCCAATGAGAGGAAGCGCCTTCTCGCGATACGTCTTGAGGTTCATACACCCACCACCCTTCCACCCTTGACTCGCTTGCCACTGAACATGACCCGGTATCGGGACTCGTCGGCAACGTGGTCCTCGGTGTCCGAGTCTACATCGTCCAGGTCCTTGTCGTCACGAGGCAGCACCGGCACCGTCCGCCGGAACTGCTCACAGCGATCGAACACGAACAGCCCAGGGAACTCCCTCGGCCCCTGACGCTCCGGGTCGGGCAGGATGGCCTTCAGCCGCTGCCGCATGAGCTCCCAGCCCGCCTTCCGCGTCCCGGGACCGGAGTTGCTGCTCACGAACCGGATGTGCCGCTTCTGGCCATCAACGATCACGTCCCGCATCAGGTCGTTCGCGATGCACACCCCGTTCTCGGTCTTGAACACAGCCGCGTCGGCAGGCCCCGCCTTGCACCGGTCGTGAATGCCCATGGCGATCTCACGCTCGATGATGCCCTTGGCGATCTCCGTGGCGAGCATCCGCTTGCCCTCGTTCGGTTGGCCGGTCCACCCGTACCACTCACCGATCCGGAACAGGTCGCCCCGTACCGTGGACACCACGCGACCGTCCTTCAGCCGGATGTCGCTGCCATCAGACTCGGCCCACCAGCCCACTGAGAACGGTCGGCTGCTGCCCCAGTCGAACGAACGGTCGACCCGCCAGGAGAACGGGATATCGAACGCGCCGACCACGTGTCGCTTCGCGTCCCACACGTCGTCGAACATGCCGCCCGCGACGATGTCCCAGGAGCCGTCCATCCAGGCCGCGAGCTCGGCCTTGTTCCGCGCGGCTGCACGGATACGGGATTTGTACTCGGGGTCGGCCATCAGCAGAATCTTGTTCTCGTCGAGGTAGCCGTGGATCGCCATACGTTCGGGCAGAGGCTTGCCGTCCTCACCCTTGTCGAAGATCAGTGGCCCTTCGATCCGGCCCGGCGCCAGAGGCAGGTGATACCGTGCCTTGACCCAGTTGTGCCCCGGCCCGTATGGGTTGGTCGTGGCCCGGAGCTTCTTCGGGATGCCAACGACGGTGCTACGGCAGCACGACTGCATCTTGAGGAAGAAGCCGGGATCGTTCCAGGTTGTGAGCTCTTCGAATGCCATCCACGGCCAGCTGTGACCGTGATAGTTCCAGTAATCTGCCTCACGAGCACCGTAGGCAAACCGCAGCGTCTCGCCGGTAGGCCATGCCCACGTGTGCGTGCTCTCGTTGTACCTGGCCTCAGGGAACAGCAGCGGGAACCACTTCTTGGTCTTGACGATGACGTCGCTCAGCTGCGGGAAGGTCTGGCGGAACAGGATGCCACGCCACTCAGCTCCCCATCCGGACCACTGAGGCTGGCTCTTGTCCGTTCGGCGATCAGGCCCGCAGTGCTGAGCGAAGTCCATGATCAGGGTGTCAGTGTTGTGCGTGAGCACAAAGCCGTTCGTCACGTACAAATGGGCAGGATGCTCCACTGCGAAGCAAGTGGCAGGCCCCGAGCCGCACGGCTCGATGCTCCTGATCGCTCGCATTGTGTGCGTCCGAACCACACGAACTCGCTCGGCCTTCCGAGGCATGGCAAACGGATTGAACTTGTTTGCATGGCTGCATCCAATGCGCCAGATAGGCTTGCGTTCTTCCCACTCGGGAAATGTCTGTAGTCGTTTGCTCGATCGTCCACCGAGCGAACGGATAAGGTAGACGTAGGCATCTGCCAAGTCCGGCGAGATCGTCTTTGCCCCGCATCGACCTTCCTTGTCACAACAACCGTCCGAGTCCATTAAGCCCTGAAGCAATCGCAATCTGGTTTCGGGATCGGCCGCCAGCAGTTCCGGTGGTACACGTTTCCGTTCCTTGGACACACGGCCGAGAACTTTTCGGTACTGCTCATTGCTGGTCTGGAGCATCCACAGACCAGGCTTGTATTGCCTTCCACCAAATCCCCTGGCACAAACATAGTCGTGGATGTACTGATCCGCCGTATACAAGGTGGTGTACTGCCCTGTCAGCGTTCCATCGCCAAGGAGCAGGCCAAGGATATAGGGATCAGGTCCGGTCCACTTCTTTCCAGGAGCAGGCCCGTCAAGGAGGGGAATAGCCCACTGACTGACGTCCGAGCCAAGCAACTCACGCGTGGACCGGACCACTTCACCATCTCGTGCGCCATTGCGTCTCGAGTACACTGTCCAGAGGTGGTCGGCGTCAGCTACGACAGACACATCGTCTTCAAAGGTCACCCGGTAAAGGCATTCAGACGTCGAGTGAAAAATTCCCTGTATTCTGGTGTAAGTGCCGTCACGAGCCACCAGTTGGTCTTGCATGACCACGTCGCCTACTCGTTTCCAACCATGGCTGGTCAGGATCTGTTCATTGTCCGACAATCGTTTCCCAGGCCCGCGCGTCCCCTCGTACAGGCACTCGAACGCTTGGCACTCAAGGAAGGCCTGCTGCGAGCCCTCCTGTGGTGCCCAGGTAGCCGCAATCGGCCTGCCCTTACCAGTGACCACGTAGGGACGGAGTTGACCGTCCTCGTCGACACGCCAGTCTACGACTGCCTCGGCCATATCTGGCCTCCTACGTGGAACTTGGGTACGGGCTCCCGACGGCGCTTGACGGACACCGGGATCGGGATCGGTTCGGACGGCTCCGGTGTGGATGTGCCAGAGGTGGCCCCGAACTCAGCGTCGAAGACCGGCCAGGTCTCAGTTCGCTGGTAGCTGTCCATCCGGCTGCTCCTCCTTACCGTGCTGCCGCAGCCACTCCTCCCGGCTCATAGCCGGTGCGTGGACCACGAGCACACCGCCAGCGACGTTGACGTCCATCTGGCTCTTGTCCCTGTACTCTGGCATGTGCCGCTTCGCCTGCATCTCCAGCAGCCGCTCGCTGAACTTGTGCACCGAGCCGACCTCCTCGCCCTTGTAGAAGACCGGCTCCTCCCAGCCATCAACGGCCCGATTGTGAATCACCCACCGGAGCCGCTCGTGGTAGATCGCGGTCGCCTCGTCAGTCAGCAGCTGGATGTCCTCATGCTCAACCCGCAGGCGACGGAAGTGGCTTGGGCTCATTCCGCAGGCGATGCACGCCAGGCCCATGACCCCGGTGTTGCAGATCTCGTTCAGGATCATGGCGAACTTCTCGGCCGTGAACACCGTCGGTGCCCCGGCAGGCCCCGGCCTGCGTTCCGGGATGAAGGCCGCAACGTTCTCGGCCGTGAACGGTTCCACCCGGCTCGTCTCTACCTTGGTCGCGACCAGCGCCCCGCGTCCGGCCGTCGTGATTTCTGGCGGCTGGACGTTGGCCTGGGACGCGTTGCGACGTAGAATGTCGCCGCCCACCTCCTGGCTGCTACCTCGATCGTATTGTGTTTGATCGCTCATATTCCAAGTGTATCGCCTTGACCTGCCCAGGTAGAGCGAGCACCGAAGTCAGGTTTGAAGTCAGCTTCCACTGTGCGCCTTTAATCTATATACTCTCTCTTCTCTCTGAAAAGGGTTATTTCTATAGTATTAAGGGGAGGCAGACTCCGGTGACTCGACTGACTCGACCTTGGGTGACACGCCCAGGCACAGCGTCCAGCCCTGGCGATTATCTTTCACACCACCTACGTCGAGTCAGTCAAGTCACGCGTCTTAACTCCTGGGCCCAGCGACGCCTACAGTGACTCGACTACCCGGAAACAAGCAAGTCACTCGGAGTCGCCAAGTCAAAGAGCCGGGGAAGGCCCCGGCTCTCGTCACGACACCAGCTGTTGTCACACAGCCTTGATCACAGCCACCTCCCGCTTGGTGTCGCCGGACTGCATCGCGGACAGCGCCGCCTTCAGTTCGGCCCCGATGGCGTCGGTCTTGTGCCTATCAAGGAAGGTCTGGACGCCCTTGACCACCTCCGCGAACTGTCTGGCCCGGTTGGCTGCTTCCGCGTCGGCCTCGCCGGTAGCCTCGACCACGGCCTGCTGCACCTCTATCGGCGTCAGGTCACCCGGCCTCTTTCGCAGCAGTCCGATGGCACCAGTCAGCCCGCCAAAGCCCAGGAGACCCGCCGCAAGAGGGAGTATGCCCTTCTCCCCGAAGAGCGCCTCCTCCCTTTGCATGGCTGCTACTCGGTTGGCGGTGACCACCTCGTTCAGAGCATTGTAGTCCAGTTCGTTCCGCTCCTGCATTTGCTTGATGGACAGGCTCTTCACCTGAAAGGCGGTGTCGACGGCGTCCTTCAGCCGGTTGGCCTTGTAGAGATTGCCGTAGCCCGCGAACTCGTTCGCGTCGATGACCCCGGCCTCGGCCGCATAGTTCACTGCCTTCTGATCCACCGTCGCCGGAGTAACCAACTCCGACACGGCCGCACACCCCAGCGCCGCGGCCAGGAGAATGACGGCCAGCAACCCGATTGCTACCTGCTTCATCCGTTGTCCTTTCAATTGGGATTCTCTTGCGGCTCGTCATGCTCCGGCCCATGCAGCTGGTCCAAGCGAGCCATGATGTGTTCCAGGTCTCCTAATGACACCGGCTCGAAGCCGTTGTTGTCCACTCCCACGTCCCACTGCTTGCCATGCGGAGGGAGGTTGCCGTGACTGTGGCCGTACACCTGCCATGAGCCGTAGTGGGCCCTCTCCCAGGTACGCATGGCGTAGTGGCACGCGGTGACCAAAACTCTTTCGTTGCTTGAAGGCAACAACAGAGTTTTGCGCCACATCATCGGGTGGTTCTTCGGGAGCCACCGGTCGTGGGAGCCCTTGATGAAGATGTGCGACCCATTCAGCTGCTGG